CCTTCTTGACAAACAATAAAATTGTATTTGATAATAAACCGTTCCTATTTGCATTCAATAATTGCGTGTTTGATTTAGAACGCAACGAATTCGTGGAACCCAAACCCGAACATTACATTTCAAAAACCGCGGGATACAACTACGATTTTGAATACACGCCCACGAACAACGACGAACTAAAAAATTTCATTGATAAAATATTTCCGTGCAACGCTGTAAAGGATTATTATTTATCTGTTCTTGCAACTGGAATGTGCGGAATACAAATAGAAAACATTTTCATTGCTACGGGAACTGGCGGGAATGGAAAGGGTGTAATCAATCAATTAATGTTGCAAATGTCGGGCGAATATGGATACAAATTAGGTTCAAATGTTTTATTAAATAGTATTAAAGAAGGTGCAAACCCCGAAATTGCAAATATGGATTACAAGCGTTTTATATTGACAACTGAACCAAACGCCAAAAAGAAAATCGTGTGTGCGACACTTAAAGAAATCACGGGCGAGAAAACCATTAATGCACGAGGTTTATATAGTAGTAAGACAAATACGACAATGGTTAATACAACCGTCATGGAAGCAAACACAGTTCCAGATTTTGACGAAATCAATGACGCGATGGATCGTAGAACTCGTGCTGTGCCCTTTGAAAGCAAAGCAGTAGATGAGGACACTTACAATGCACTAGACGCGGATATGAGAACAAATGTATTTATTGCAAATCCATACTACAAAAGCGACGAATTCCAACACAAATACAAACAAGCATTATTCAACATTCTAACGGAGAAATTCGTAGCATTTAGAACCGCGGGTTATAAGTTGCAATCTCAACCAGAAAAAGTGAAGACCAAGACACAGAAATTATTAAAATCAAGCGACGAAATTTACACATGGTTCAACGAAAATTACGAACAGTGTGAGGGCGAGATTATCAAACTAAATGATATACACGAGTTGTTGCAATCGTCTAAACTTTGGGCTGAAATGAATAAGGCGGAACGTAAAAACCTTGCTAAAAAATCCGTGTTTGAATCCAAATTTGAAACTAATTTGTTTCTATCCAAATATGTAAAACAACGCAAGACCTACTATAACAAAATACGCATTGATGCAATCAGTGTGTGCGGTTGGCGTCTAATTCCGCCAACAGAAGACGACAACAAGGGCGACGGCGATATGTAATTAATCAAATGCAACCTTGTATCCATACACGCCAACAAGGATAAAACACGCGACGATAATTATAACAATTACAAAACCAACCATATATATAAGACAAATAATATTTATAATAAGAATAATTTTATTATAAATCCATTGATATATTTGTAAAAAGAGTATTACTACTTCTTACTTCATACTATTATACCTACCAAAGTAAAAGAAACGAATAATACGAGCGTGAGCCTTCCCAATTAGATCCTAATTTGTCAATCTCTTTGCCGTGTCTTACCCAATACAATTCACGGCGTCTATTTGCATATCCTTTCGGGGCTTCCCCGTCTTTTTCCATTTTCAAATACATTGTATAATCTTTGTATTTTTTGTCGCCTATAGATGTAATGTAATTCCCGTGATAATCCAGAACATCTATTTTGTATTTTGGATCTTCGCTTGGTTGCACTTTTACGCCTAATTTTGTCGCCATTTTGAATGTGCGTGGTTGAATTTGATACATTACTAAATTATACTAATATATTAAATAACGGATTTTATCGCGTTCCTAAAGTTTGGAAGAACTCGGCGAGGCTTGAATCTGTGGCGGGTGCGTCAATTCAAACTCTGTTGCACGTTGTTCTGTTTCCGTATCACGAACGATCCGAATACGACCCCCGCACATGACACATTCTTTACATTTTGACTGGAAGCACAGCGAGGCGAGTTTAATAATCATTGCAGACCCAGTGGCGACAAATGCAACCCAAAAGACTTCGCTTAACATGTAATATGTTGAGATTTAAAAAAATCCCGCACTGATTGCAGATATAACATACCATCTATTGATAGACGACTGATAAATCATATCTACAGCACTTCCAACGTCGTTTAATGAGATGCCCCCAGTATAAGGAGTTGTTCCGTAATAAAGTGTTCCAGTAGTTAGAGACAAATTAATCAAATTGCTTGTAAATAAAAAATAAGCAACAGTTGGATTTTGGGCGGGAGCATTTGTAGAAAATATTAACTGTCCCCATACCGCCCTATCAATCCAGATAAAATACCCGAATGGAGCAGATCCTACATTAACGTTTGCGTCATACAATTTACCATTTGTATCCGTCCAGTAAATCCCGCCATCTTGTAATACAGTTGTAAGCGGAGCAGAAGGAGTTGCACCGTATGGGTTTGCGACTACTTGATACGCCGAACCGTCCCATTGAAAATTGGTTAAATAGTCGCCGAATGGAAGACCTTGAAAATATCCACCGATGTATATATCGCCCCCGTTTTGAGTAACCGCAACGGGTTCATTATTCATTGTCGTAACCTCATATGGAGCGGTTACACTATTGTAATCGTTTGTATTCCATATAGAATTTCGTGTTTGACTTGACCCACCGTAAGTAGAACTAACATTCGTAAAATTCCCGCCGATTATAAAGAATGCACCATTAGTTGCGTCTTGATGTATAAAATTTACAGTGTTGTCATATCCGTATCCAGTTCCAAAACTATTATCCATACAAAATAAACCTTGGGTTGTATCTACAATAGCGATATTTTGACACGACAAAAAAGCACCACTACCGTCAGCAGAAAAACGACCACCAATATAAATATAATTCGTATTTGCGACTGTAATACATTTAACAACTGACCCCGTAAATCCATTAGACCCGTAATTCGACCAGACAACTTGGGATATATTCCCAGCACTATCGCATTGTGCTAAAAGATTACAGAATAAAGAACCACTTGATGTTTGAGTAAAAGCACCGCCAATAAATAAGTATCCCGTGTTTGGATTTACCGCTAATGCATTAACAGCACCATTAAAACTATCAGTAATTCCAGTCCAATTTACACCATCGTTAGAATAATAAACATATCCGTTGTCTGTTCCCACCCAAGTATAACTATTGTAATCGCACGAACACAGAATGTTTCCCCAAATAGCAAACGAACCAGTAAGAGGAGTTACAACATCAGCGACACCTTCGTTAATCATTGTAAGCCTTAACTGGTCGTCTGGAGTGTAAGGCGGGATAGTTGTATCGCTATTATAAAATTGCACTGTATTCTTGCCGTATGTATTCAAATTTTGAGTTGTAATATTCGGGCACACCCTAATTGGTTGTCCGTTCATGTGGAGTTGTCTAAATAAATCCACTTCTTGAGTGTTCCCATTTGCACTTAAATAAGTCGCAAGTGTTCCATTTGTATTTACTTCCATATCCAGTTTGCCTTTTTGAGATAAATTTGTAACCGAAGGAGAGTGTGCGGATATTCTTGCGTATTCGGTTTTTACATTAGTAGTTGTCTTTGAATAAAACGATTTTCTTGCAAATTCACCAGTAACGGGATTTCTCTGGTTATATACTTCTTCTACGAGGCTTCCAGTGCCTACAGCAGTAGTTAAATTCAGTGATGCAAGAGGGTTTGCAGTTCCACCAGCACCCGAATTATTTAATGTAATTTTTGCAGTTGTTCCAGTCGCAGTGTTTCCAGCAACCAAAACCGCGTTAAGAGTAGGCACAGCAACCACGGGCGGATAAGCAGATCCATTAATTGTTGTCAAATTAATATTATCAACCGCTAAAATATCTTGGTTATTCATGTTAATATCCTTTGCACCAGCAGAATTTCCAATAAGTAAAACAGATGCTAAACTATCAGCAACGGGGGGATAAGGAGATATAGCGTTAATCTGTGATTGCAAATTATTAATGCGTTGGTTAATGTATGTTGGAGTTGTCGCCATTGTATATATTTACAAACTATTATTATTTTGAAATTCAAATGCATTAATATAATAGTATGAAGTAGGAACTAGTATTATTCTTTTTCAATATACAAACCTATTTATAATCCAATTGTAATAAAAAATAATCTATTTAGAAGTATATATGGCGGGGGTTCATACAAAGACATTTCTAAAACACGACGACTATATGACACCAAAAGACGCGTGGGCGAATATCGTGCAATACATTCCGCCCGACAGAGTGATATGGGAGGCATTTTACGGCGACGGCCGTAGTGGAGAATATTTGACTGAACTAGGTTTCAATGTGATACATGATAAAGACGATTTTTTTGGATCTAACAAAGGCGATGTTGTCGTGACAAATCCGCCGTTTAGTCAGTCTAAAGAAGTATTAAAACGCTTGGTTGAATTAGAAAAACCATTTATTATTATTCTTCCATCAAGTAAGATAAATACGCAATACATTAGACAATTATTTAAAGACCAAACAGATACACCTTTGCAACTGATTATCCCACGCAAACGAATAAACTTTGAAAAACAAATTGACGGCAAGATCCCCGAAGGTTGGGGAAATCGTTGCAATTTTGATTGTTTCTATTACTGTTGGAAAATAGGCCTTCCGCGAGATATTACATGGTTAGTATAAATAATTCAAATGCTTAATATAATAGTATGAAGTAAGAACTACATTTACTCTTTTTCAATATACAAACCTATTTTATAATCAAAAATTTAAAAATAATAATCTAATTGGATATATATGGAGGCATCTACAACCGAACACACCGAACCCAAGAAATCATTTAGCGATAGTTTATTTGAAGGCAAGAGTATCACGGATAGTTCTAAAAAATTGTATTTAGCAAATCTCACTAGACTTAATGGAGGAGAGATAAAAAACCTAAATTTTTTAAAAGATGTAGAAGCAATTGAGACAAAACTAAATGCACTCAAACCGAACACGCGACGCACGTATATTATTGCAATCGTGTCGCTACTAAAAACGTTGATAGATCAAGCGAAATACAAGAAATTATATGATAAGTATTACAAAATATTAGAAGCATTAAATGCCGAACTCAAGACGAGCAACGAAAAAACACCAAAGGAGACCGAAAATTGGTTGTCTCAAGACGCGATAAAAGCGAAGTTTGAGGAATTAAGAAATGTTCTTGCAGAATTGACTACTAAAAAAATCACGGAATCCCAATACTGTCGCCTACTAAATCTCGTGGTTCTAGGGTTATACGTCTTGCAACGCCCCCGTCGCAATTTGGACTATCAAGATATGAATGTATCCTTACAAAAGAGTAAGACCAAGTGCGACGAGCCACCCGCTGTGCCGACAAAAGCACCAAACATGTTGAATTTAGTGGCGAACCAGTTTGAGTTTAACAATTTCAAAACCAAGGGCACATATTCCACTCAAATTGAACCGATTAACGACGAATTACGTGCAATTATTGATATTTATTTGAAATATCACCCACTCGCAAAAGAAATGAAAAAGCAACCAGTGCCTTTCATTGTCTCTCACGACGGCAAACCATACACGAATAACAACGACTTTACGCGATTGCTGTATAAGATATTTGACGGCCAAAAAGTAGGCGTGTCAATGCTACGTAAAATATTCTTGACGGATAAATACAAGGACACCGTAGATGAGATGCAAAAAGACGCAACAAGCATGGGGACGAGTTCAACCACAATTCAAGATCACTACATCAAGGAATAGAACCCGTGCAATACTATTGTAAAAATTATAATAAAATATTAATTCTATTATAATTTTGAAGTTATATATTGAAAAAGAGTAATACTACTTCTTACTTCATACTATTATATTAAGCATTTGAAAATAGGGCAATTAGGGCGTTTCTGTCTCTTTTTGTCTTGATTTTAGAAAAGCCCCTCGTAAAGATAGTAAAGTATAGAACAAACCGAAAAACGTGCAAAAAACGCCAGAAACGCCCTAAACGCCCTAATTATTTTATCCAATTGCAAATCATTTTATCCTTTGAAATTCCACCGCCTTCCATTTCAAACGTTTTCTCAATGAATGCAAGAAAATCGGGCAAATCAAAATACATTTGGGTAAGCATCGTGATCCGCAAAAGCACCCATCGCCCACAAGTGCTAATGCCCTTTTTTAGTTGCTGTAGTTGTTTTTTGTTGTAAATGCACGTATAACCACGACGCGTGGCGTCGCTAAATAAATTCGTTATATATTTTGTATCTTGTCCTAACATGCGATTCTTCATTTTTGAAATAAAAGACAATTCACCGTCGGGCTTGATTCCATACGGATCAAACCATTCAATAACCTTTTTGTATCGTAAGATGCAACACCAATGTCCCGTATCTACGTTCTGCTCTATTAGAATAATGCGATAATCCATATCTTCGGGCAACAGTTCCTCTATTGTTCTATAATTTGCTAATTGCGAGTATTTTAGTATTTTAGTTGAACCCGCTTGTAAATAACGGTCAATATCTTCGCCCGTGATCTGGTAATTTAGATTAGTCCCCGCCATTTTTTCGGTCGTCATTTAGAATAACAATAGATTAATTTATTCGCTCAAGAACGGAATTATAAGGCAACCAAATATCCTTTAAATAATCCGCTGTCTCGTATCCACCGAAATAGTCGCCAGAGGCTTCAAGCAACTTGCAAATTTCTTCTTCGTCAATGATGCCGTCGCGGAATGCTGTAGGCAACAATTTAGTATATTTTGACAACCAAAATTCAAAGTCTTCAAACATTTCATTTGATGCAACGGGTTCAGTCAAAAATTCGGTTCTACATTTTGCAAAATGGTCTGTAATAATTTCGCTCCATGCTTCCGTGTTTTTCTTAAATAATAATTTATCTAGATCCGCTAAACGTAATACTAACTCGTCTTCGCTTTGATGCAAACACTGTTTAATAAATTGCTCTTCTGTTTGCAAGAAATGCTGAACTCCTAAAAACTCTTCCGCGTCCCAAATTTGTTTTGCTAAACAATACGTCGGCGACTGATTCATATATATTAATTAGATTATATTTTTAGATATTTAGGAATAATCTAATTGCGGAATTACTATTTAAATAAAATATCTATACATCTATATAAGAATGGTTCATTATCACGAAGACTACTTAAGAGGAACGAACGCCCAACACGAAATATTTGCAGACGTAGTTAAATACTTTGCTGATTACGATATTTCGGGCAACATTGTTGAAAATACTGGCGAGTTTGCAAAATACGACTACGAAAGCGACGATACAGTGTTTGAGGTTAAAACGCGATTTGATGTTGCACGAACAACATATAAGACAACAATGATGACATGCAACAAGATCACGGATACAACCAAGCAAATTATTTTTATATTTAATTTTACAGATGAGATTGCATGGATTCAATACGACGCCGAATTATTTAATACTTTTGAAAAGAAGGCCTTTAGTCGTGCGGGATTAGAGGCAGACGAAAAAGATTACTTTTATATCCCCGTGGATCTACTAGAGACAATTAAAAAGAAGCCTTCCAAATGCTTAATAAAATTGAAAAAAAATACATTCGTTTAACAACTCGTGCAATACTATACTAATTTTATAATAAATAAATTAAATCTATTATAAAATCCATTTTGTATATTGAAAAAGATAATAGTAGTTCTTACTTCATACATTATTTAGGAAAACATATTAAGAATAAAATAATAATATACGAATATAGAAATGGAAGAAGTAAGAAGAAAATACCAGAAATTGATTAATGCAACTGAACTGGGTGAAGACTTTAGAGATTTAGAAAGCAAAGACCAATTGCAACTCAACAAAAAAATTCTAAAATGGACTAATGTTTTAGAACAATTGGAAGAAATGGCGACAATAAAAACGTCGCCCGTGATGGAAAGAATACCAAATACTAAACCGCCGAAATATTGGAACGACGATTGGGAAACAGATGCAGAAGGGTTATTGGTTCATAGAGAGGTTTTAAATCCAGATGGAACTGTTAAAATGCGTCGTTCGTATCATCACAAAGCGGGGATAATAGAGTTTTTAAATAGTCAATTTCATACGAAATTTTTAGAGAACAAGCACTTAAGGCGTGTAGTTAATGACGATGGTTTCAGCAGTGACCTTAATGTGGTTTTATTCAAGCAATATATGGAAACTTTGAAAGCAAACGTGAATAAAGCAGTTACAATTTATAATGCACGAGTAATAGAAATGGAAAAGAAACAAAAAGAAGACATCAAAGCATACCAGAGTCAAGAAATAGAATGTGGGTGTGGAGGGCATTACTCAATGGGAAATAAAACAAAACATTTTGCAACCAAAAAACATGAGAAATGGGCGGAAACGCAAACCCCTATTGAACCAGTCGCAGAAAAGGCCGACCCAAAAGACAACCCGCAGAATAAAGAGGTTGAATGTGGTTGTGGAGGCAAATATTCCGTGCGAAATAAACTAAAGCACTTTGCAACTGGAAAACATACTAAATGGTTAGAGGCGAACAAATAGATTTTTTATTGTAGAAATGTAAATAATAATGTTTAGTAATATATATGCAAAAAGACGACGCGTATTACTTCCATCAAACCCCAGACAGTATAACCCCGCTATTGATCGCCGAAGTTCCGCTCGTATCTGGAGACAGAGTATTAGAACCCTTCATGGGTGAAGGCTCATTTTTCAACCATCTACCCACGGACACAGTAAATGACTGGTGCGAAATAGTAGCGGGACGCGACTACAAGGATTACAGCAAACCGATTGACTGGGTTGTTAGTAATCCCCCCTTTAGGCTTGAGTGCAAAGTAGGGCGTGTAAATTCGTTCTATTATTTAGTGGAATATTACGCATCGCGTGTTAATAAAGGGATCGCATTTTTGGGAAATGATACGTGCTTTTCAACACTCACGCCAAAACGATTGCACGAATTGCAGACAAAATATAATCTGTATATTGATAAAATTGTAGTATGCAACATCAAGAAATGGCGTGGGCGATATTTCTGGATTATCTTTAAAAAAGGACACACTACTTTCTATAAATATTTAGTTGGTTCTTATTAATTCCATTATATTTTTGGACTTATATATTGAAAAAGAGTAAATGTAGTTCTTACTTCATACTATTTTAGAATATATATAATAACAATCTAAATGCATCGTCTTACATATACGTAATACAATACATGAATAAGTTTATATATCAAATTGCTTACTACTCTTCGTGCCGTGCAATCAAACCGATAAAATTGGTTTATTTTTTAGATCACATTGACATCACGGAAAACTTTGATATGTATAATTACGTCAAGGGTGAGATGCGGATTACACTAATACCCACGATGGAAACATCATACGAATATAGAATGGCGGTTCGTAATTCAACCCACGCACAACTGGTGCGGACATTTGCAGAGTATAACAATCTACCCGTATAATTTAGATTTCTACGCGTATAAACCTATATCAAGCATATAGATTTCTACATATATATATCAAAAAGGATTATTTAATGGAATAATTTATAAATTATTACTAATATAT